GCCGGCTGCGGCGGGTGTATAGAAACTTTCATCTATAACTGTTACGCTTACGCCTGGTGAACTAAGTTGAGCCATTTTTTAATCTCCATGAGTGCATGTTCTTCAATGTATTTAGTGGATTTTGGATTTTTATCCTTGTTAATAACCAAAAAAAGGTTTCAAAAAGGTGTAAATAAAGTATGAGACCATTATGCACTTGCGGAATCAAACCAGCCGCTGTAAACTATAAAAAAAATGGCCGCACTTATTATAGAAGTCAGTGCGAATCGTGTACTAACGGAAAAGGCGTGGCAAGATGGTATCGCTCAGGATATCGCATGAAAAACACTTGCGATAAATGTGGGTTCAAAAGCCCGCATAAAGAAGTGTTTGCGGTGTTTCACGTGGACGGAGATTTAAATAACTGTAGGCCGTTAAATCTCAAGACGGTATGTGCAAATTGTCAGCGTGTGTTGCATAAGGCCGGTGAGAAGTGGCGCCAAGGTGATCTTGTACCAGATCTTTAACACTAGCAAACAAGTCATCTATGTTGCCATTATTATCCATGACAGCGTCAAATTTTGTGCCAACCCAAGCAGTTTCACTGGCGTGAATACCTAGTTTTTCTAATTTGTGTTTGCTGGTTGACCAAGAAAAATTCCCAGCTTCGCCTTTGTTGGCATTGACTGCATCATCATACCAGTCAGGTTCTGGCCCACGATGAACTCTAATCACAATGCCGCCTGCGTCTTTGATTGATTTAATTTCGTTGGGAAAACGGCAATCGCTAATGACCACATCGTCTCGGCTGTTGCGTAACTTATTTTCTAAACTGGCAATCCATATGTCATCGTGAAAACTCTTGCGGCATACTTCAGTACCCCAGTATTGAAGCACCCACCGTGGTGTGAGATTAGGCATATTCAAACGTTTGCTCCACCAAGGATCTACTTGTTCGCGCCATTCTCGGGCATTTTTAGTACGACCTTCCAGCATGGTTCGGTCCCAACCAAACACATGAGCTACAGCATCTTTAAGACTGTTTGCAAATGATTCTCGTCGAAAACCATGAAAGTTAGTGAGATAATCAGCAATTGTATCTTTGCCAGAACCAATAAAACCGCAAACGCCTATGATCATAGAGCCCCCTAAAGTAACTCTAGTATATAACAATTTTATTACAAGGTCAAGATATTTTTTAACCGATAACAAAAGTGTAGCCAGTTCCACCAGCAACATATGTTTCAAGTTCTTTGTCTAATTCTTTTAATTCAGCAGTGCCGGCGCTGATTAGGTCTTTACCGTTTAGGGTTATGCCACCAGACCCTGGGCCTGCGATGGAGCCAAACTTACTTCGAGCTTCACCCAGTATGATTTTACAGTTGGCCAGCGAGTAGTCTTTTAACCATTGTTTGGCATAGATGTCTTGGAGCAACACCCAGTCAGGACGGAAATTTTGACTCTTGATTAAAATCTGCTCGCCTTGTGCAAATGGACGTTGCAATATATTTAAAATATGACTGGTTGGTTTCCAGTTAAATTCTATGAACGCTCCAAACATGCGGCCTGCTAATTTTTGATATCCTGCAAACATTTCATATGTTGCAAGCCCGCCCATGGAAGACCCAGTCAACAAGTACGTATTGGTATAAGCCAAGTTAAACGGTTCAAACAATGTGCCGCCTGCACCCATGCCAGTACGGGAACCAATGGCCCTGCGAAACACGCTTTGTACGCTGATAATTTCGTCAGGTAGACGATATTCGTTTACATCTTGTTCTAATTCTAAAAAACTATAACTTTCTTCCACAGCGTTTGGACTACGTTGTCGGTATCGATTCATTGCACGATCCAGCGCAGTTTCGTAGTGGATAGGATCCAGTTCTACTTCGATCATTCCATCACCCAGCATGGCGCGAACGTAATCAAATACTTTATTTCGCTCTATTACAGAGGATGATGTGTTGGTTGGGGCTTTATCGTCCATTTTAGTTCTCCAATCATATTTATCTAACGATAAATATCATATGCCAAGACTCTCCCTATATAAACCCGAACGTGGGCAAGATTTCAAATTCATGGACCGACAAATTTCTGAAATGTTTCAGGTGGGCGGTACTGATGTATACTTGCACAAATACATGGGTCCAAAATTAAACGCAAACGGAACTGCTGATCAGCCGGTTATTGATTCATATAATGTGGCAAATATACAAGATTTGTTATTTTTAGAAAATCGTGATAGAAAGTATGATGAAGAAATTTATCGTATTAGAGGGTGGTACAATGTTGCAAACATTGACTTTAATCTAAGCCAGTTTGGATTTTTCATCGACAATGATTCCATTTTCATGACAGTGCATATCAACGATTTTATCAAATATATTGGTCGCAAACCCATCAGCGGAGATGTGTTTGAATTGCCGCACTTGCGTGACGAATTTGCGTTAAATGATTTTGATATCAGCTTGCCGCGCTACTATGTGATTGAAGATGTGGGCCGCGCCAGCGAAGGATTTAGTGCCACATGGTATCCGCATTTATACAGATTAAAATGCAAAAAGATTGTGGACAGTCAACAATTTGCTGATATACTCAACAAGCCAGCTACAGATGCCAACGGTGATCCAAGCGGTATGACATTGAGAGAATTGATCAGTACCCACAGCAAAGAGTTGCAAATCAATGATCAAATAGTTGCTCAAGCTGAAGCAGATGCGCCCAAGAGCGGTTACGAAACTAGACAATTTTACACGTTGGCAGTGGGCGAAACCGGTGAACCATTGTTGTCAACTACTGATGCTGACAATATTGATGCCAGCAATGCATCTAACATACGTGCGAGTACGCAAGACGGCGTTCCTGAACGCACTGGGTACACTGGGTATCTAGTTGGCGATGGGTTTCCTGTTAACGGTCTTGACTTTGGATTTGGCATACAATTTCCGGCTGTGGCAATGAAAGACGATTTTTTCTTACGCACTGATTTTTTACCCAACAGACTATTTAGATTTGATGGATTGCGTTGGGTAAAAGTTGAAGATGCAGTACGCATGAACATGACTAACAACGACTCAAGAAATACTCAAAAGACTGATTTCATCAACAACAACAGTTACATGTACACTGACAAAGTTACTGAAGATGCTGTTACGCTAACCAAAGGTATCAGCGTAATCAACACCACAATTGATTTTGCAATAACTGCGCCGTATGTTGTGTTAAAGATAGACACATACACAATGGAATATGCTGTTGCAGATTATCCAACCATGTGTTCATCATACAGCTATACCAGTCCAACTGGAGTAGTGTCTAATAAAATCAGAATCACATTGCCAGTTCTTGGCTCCGTACAACAAACTATTCCATATGACGGTGTATGGACTGCAACACTGTACAATGTAAGAATGGCGCAGAAACAAAGCCTCAGCAAGGCACTTAGACCCAGGGCGGATTTATAATGCAGTTCTTTTATGACGGCCAAATGCGCCGATATATTACACAAACTATTAGAGTTTTCAGCAACTTTGTGGTCAAGTATGGCGATGGCACACTGGTGCGCATACCAGTATTGTACGGCGATGCTGACAGACAGGCCGCCAGTATTATTAGACAAAACAGTGAAAATAAAATAAACAGCACTCCTCGAATTGCTATCTATATTTCTGAACTTAGTTTAGATAGAGACAGACTAAGTGACAGTAGTTATGTTGGTAAAATGCATTTTAGAGAACGTGATACACAAATTGATACTGTTACTGGCAGAGAAACTTATAATCAAACACAGGGGAGAAATTACACTGTGGAGCGATTAATGCCCACTCCTTTCAAATTAAAATTAAAAGTTGATATTTGGAGTGCAAATACTGATCAAAAATTACAAATACTTGAACAGATTTTGGTATTGTTCAATCCAAGTTTGGAATTGCAAACCACTGACAATTACATTGATTGGACCAGCTTAACAGTATTAAATTTAAATGATATCAAATGGAGCAGTAGGCAAGTTCCTGTTGGCAACGACAGCCCAATTGATATTGCCAGTTTGGGGTTGGATACTCCAATTTGGATCAGTCCTCCGGCCAAGGTCAAACATCTTGGCGTTATTACAAAGATTATCACAAGTTTTTATCAAGATTCTGATACTAGTCCAGTTGGGTATATTGACGGGCTAGGTGAAGACCTAGCAACGCCTACTACTTCGTTATCAACATTACTATCAACTATGTCTACCACAATCAGTCAGTATGGCATACAGATTTACAACAAACAAGCCATGTTGTTAGGGCCAACAGAAAGTTCAACACCGCCAGAACCCACGTTGGAAATTCCAGTACGTCGTGGTTCTAAAATAAATTGGCAAGAATTATTTAATCAGTATCCTGGAAAATATGTGGCCGGATCCAGCAGATTGTACTTGAATCAGCCCAATGGCTCGTTTGTTGTTGGCACTATTGCTATAAATGCATTGGATGACAGTATATTGACGGTTGACTGGGATCCCGATACACTGGTCACTAATACTGGCATAGACAGTGTTGGCAGATTAGACTTTGAAGGCACTGCTAATGATAGTCCAGGATACAATGCTGGTGCCAGCAATAGACCTGCCAGCCCTGGAACCTTTGACGCTATTGTTAATCCATTAACATTCAATCCTGGCTCAGTGGCCGCTGGAACACGCTACTTGATCATTGAAGACATTGGAAATGTAATCAACACTGACGGTGCAGATGCATGGAAAAGCACTGGTGGAGCAGATTTAATTGCTAACGCCAACGACATTATAGAATGGACTGGCACACAATGGCGGGTAATATTTGACAGTGTTCACAAAGCTGATGTGATGATATGGCAAACGAATATATACACTGGAGTTCAATACTTGTGGAACG